AAGCGGCGAAATCGCATGGACCCGACTCACCTTGTCATTCCCACGGCTCGGAGTGAAATTCACCACAGGAATACCCACCTGACGCAATTCATGGGTCAGAGGCATACCAGAAGCCTTCGCTTCCACAATTACCGTATCGGGCTCCCAATACTTGTACTCGTCAAAGGCAATCGCCTTCAACTCAGGGAAATCCCACCGCCCCTTCTTGCTGTCCAACAGGATAAGGTTCGGGGGGCCCCCCTCCTGCGGATAAAACACACCCCAGGTCGTGATGGCAGAGAAGTCAGAAGTCTCCCGCTTACTGAACGCCGTGTCGTAAGACTGGATCACATACTGCAACTGCGGAATCTTGTCCTTCTCCCAGCGCTTCCACCACTCCCGCTTGATAATGGCGTTCTCTTCACCGGTCGGATTCTGCTGATACTGCGCATTCCACTTGCTTGGCGGGATTGATGCGCGGACCGCGGTCAGGTCTTCAATGCTCCAGAACTCCGGCCAGCACGGCGTCCCATCATCAAAAATGGCCGGAAGCTCCACCACCTCCCACTGGTCCGCCAGAGGGTCTTTAGCCTGCGCCCTCAGAAGCTGACCGGTTAAGTCCTTCTCCGACCACCGGGTCTGGACCAAAACAATCGCCCCACCCGGCTGCAAACGCTGCCGGGGGCCCCCGGTGTACCAGTCATAGGCATACTCAAACCCGTTCGCAGACATCGCCGTCTGCTCCGAGTGCGGGTCGTCAATGATACAGAGGTCCGCACCACGGCCCGCGAGGTTCGAGCCAACGCCCACGGCGTAGTACATGCCCCCAGCAGCCGTGTCCCAGCGACCAGAAGCCTTGCTGTCCGCCGAGAGCTTCACCTCGGGGAAGACCTCCTTGTACTCGTCCGCGTCCAGAAGGTTCTTCGTCTTTCGACCAAAGTTGACCGCCAGCTCGGTCGTGTGCGTCGCTTGGATGATCTTCATCTTCGAGTTGCGGCCCATCATCCAGGCCGGGAACAGGTAACTGGCGAACTCGGACTTCGTATGGCGGGGCGCCATGTTGATGATCAGACGTTTAAGCTCGCCCCGCGCTACGCGCTCAAGCTTCTCCGCAATGATGTAATGGTGTCGCCCGGCAATGAACTCGGGCCACATAGCTTTGACGAAATCCAAAAAATTTTCTTGGCACCGCTCGTTCCTCTCCAACTGCGCAAGGCGCAACTGAAGCTTCAGAACTGTCTCGTCGTTGGCGTCGATCCGCATGAATCCTCCGGGGGCCCCTGGCGCAATCTATGGCAGAAAGTCGCATAGGTCAAGGAGGCCAAATTCGGGGCCTTCTTAGCACCTTTTGGCATAAGTAACGCGAATTGTTTGAGACGCCGTTATTCAATCCGCGAATAACCTGTATGGATATACATACTCATACCGTTTTTCTGCTGAATATTTGTCAAAAACATGGACCTTGCCCTCGTCCCCCCGCGCGGGGGGCCGCGACGCCCGAGCTTTGGGTTAGTGAGCGCTCACTTCGGCGGATGACCCGATAGGCCGGGGCCCCTGGACCTCGTTAGTTGCAAAATGCAATAGAGACCAGGCGGCGTGGACCAGGGACCAGGGGCGCGGCGCGCGGTCCTGGGCGCGTTATTTGAGGGCCTTAATATGCGTTTAAATGCGCTTATATATTAAACGCGCTGGCGCTTACATATTAAGCGCGCTGGCGCTTAATTATTAAAGGCCCGGGGTTTACATATTTAAAGCGCGGCCCACGGCCCACGGGGCGCGGACCACGGCCCACGGCCCGGGGCGCTGGCGATAGGCTGCGCCTATCAAAGCGCGGCCCTGGGGGCGCGATCGGGGCGCCGATCGGACAGGAAAGCGGCCCTGGGGCATAGGCAAAAGCTATTCGGTACGTTTTACGGGGGCAAAGGGGCGCGGCCCGGGGCAGGTTTAACTAAATAAATGAAGAATGCTCGAGGGGGCATACCAGGACAACATTAACAACTGGCGCTCGAGCGCGGCGGCGGCCGCCAGGACAAAACGCCAGGACAAAACGCCAGGACAAAAAAAGGGGCGCTTAGCGCCCCTGGTCAGTAGATCGGGAAGGGTTAGGCGAGCGCCATGGCGGCCAGGACAAAACAAAACCAAAGCCAGAGCGCGGCGGCCAGGACATTACGCGCCATGATCATCACCACGCCCCCATGCTTTCGAGCGCGGCGCGATCGCGGTCTAGCATTGCGACCAGGGCGCGGCGCTTATGAGTCAGACCTTCGCACCAAGCGTCGATTTCATTAAACAGAGCGCGGCTTTCCGGGCCGAAAAACATCATATGCCCCAGCCCCATTTTATAGGGGTTGGCGTTAGCCGTTAGCGCTTGCCACGCGGCGGCGGCGGGCGTCCCCATGCGCGGACATTGCGCCTTTAGCCGGCCCTTATTTGCGCCCCGGCTTACCAGGGCGCCCCGGATGGCATCGCGCGCGGCGGCGCTAAGTTTCGTATTTTCCATTTTTTAATGCTCCCAATTGAGCCGGCCCCGTGCCGGCATAGGGTTAATCCTATGCGCATAGGCGCATAGGCGCAAGGCACAAAAAAGGGCGCCCCGAAGGGCGCCCCTGGTAGATCGGGAAGGAAAACTAGGCGGCGGCGATCAAGCGCGAAGCGTCCACGATAAAGGCGCTCTCGCTTGTCCGGGCGCGGCCCTTTGCCTTGAGGCCCACGATAACGGGGCCCGCCAGGACATTCGCTAAATCGCTGGCGTCCCCATCAATAACGCGGCGCCCAAGGAAAACGGACGGGAAAGGCCCGCGAAAGACTGCCGCGATCGGCGCGGCGGACGCTTGCGCGCGGCGGACGCTTGCGCGGAAAGCCGGCGCCCCGGAATAGGAAAAAATCAATCGATAGTTTTCCGGGGTTTTACCTAAGCGCGAAGCGTTTTTAGTGTAATCGTAAAAAAACAGGGACGGGAAGGCCTGGGGAATGCCATGCTTTTCCCAAGGTATGTCAGAAAGCACGTTAAGCCGGACCGCGCCCCTAACGCCCTGGCGCGCACATAGGCCCTGGAAATTTTCCAATTCCCTGGCGAGAGCCGCCAGGAAAGCGCGGCGATCGTCATGCCAGAGCGCGGCCTTACGCTGGCGCGCGGCCTGAACATTCGGAAAAACCCCACGCCCCGCCGTGTCCAGGCAAGGCGCCGCGCATCCGGCCTTATGCCGCCAGGGGCAGAGAATGTCATCAGGCGAAAGGGAAAGGCCGGCTAGGCGATACTCTGCAGCGCCCTTGTCCGTTTTGCGCAGTTTGGTATTTCCGCCGCGCGTATCCAAAAGCTTGATTTTGTGAGCCATTGAAAAATCCCCATTGAAGGCCGGCCCCGCGCCGGCATGGGGCATATCCTATGCGCTTTAACCTATACGCGCAAACACAAAAAAAAGGGCGCCACGCGGGCGCCCTTGGTAGATCGGGAAGGAAAGGCTAGGCCGCGGCGGCGGCCGTCAGTAGATCGTCTAGGCGCTGGCCGAATTCAGCGAGGGCGCGCTCCCGGCTGGAATGGTAGCCACCAACGTTAAGGCCGCCGTTTGCCGTGCTAAACCGATGCACGGCCCAGGGGTGCGGCCCATGGGCAAGGCATAGGGTAATCGCGGCCCCCATTGCAGGGACCGCGTGAATGGCGACAAGCTCGAAGCCCTGGCGCTGCGCTTCCGCGTCGGCGGCGGCGATGATATCGGCATGATCCATTTTCAAACCTCCAATGCGCGCACAACGCGCTCAGTTTCCGGGCGAAGGGAAGCCAACGCCGGCGTGATCAGATCAAGTAAAGCCTCGCGAATCGCCCCGGGCAGAGCGGCGGCCACCGCCTGATCGATTCGGGCCGCCACCTCGTCTTCCACGCCTGCCCCGCCTAGGCGCGCGTCAAGCGCGCCCTCTACGGCGTCGTCTAGCTTGTCTTCAAGCTGCGCATAGACTTGATCCTCGACTTCCGCAGGCAATTTTTCATCAATGGCGCGCTCAATTTCATTATCAAAATCAGGCAGCAAGTTATTAATGGCGCGCTCGATTTCAGGCAGTTTGTGATCAATGACGCGCTCAATTTCGGGCTGCATAAGCACCACCAAGGCGCCCGCAAGTTGCTGCAAAAAAGCGTTCTCATTTTCCATTTTTGAAGCTCCCAATTGGGCCCGCCCCGTGCGGGCATGGGAATGATCGCATAGGTTTTGGGGAAAAGAAAAGGGCGCCGCATGGGCGCCCCTGGTCAGAAAAAACGGCGCACCCGCTGGGGGATGCGCCATGCCCGAAACATCAGGCGACGGCGGCGAGCAACTCACCGGCCTTGCGTTCTAACGTCACGCGATCCTCTTGGTGCGGAATGTCCCGGGCAACTGCGGTTATCGCCTGGGCAGCATCCCAGACAGTGCGCATTTCGCGGCCCTCTTCCGAAAGGTGACGGGAAAGCGCAGCCGTCGCTAGGCGCTGACTCATCCCGGCGCGGCGGGTAAGGAATTTAAGCTGCGTATCCTTATCGTGCGCGATTTCGGCAGCCTTCGCGGCCTGGGTGGTTTCAATGAAAGACCGCGCCCCGGAACGGGCAAAGTCAGCCAGGGCAGGGCGGGCCTCAGCGGCGAACCGGTCGGGCGCGTACTTCGTATGCCGGATGCGGATTTCTTGGAAATCCTGAATCCCCGTTAGCAAGCGGTTATTGCACACTCCGCGAAGGTAAAACCCCGCGATGCCCGCAGTCTTTGAGCCCACCTCAGAATTCCACGCATAGAAACCCTTAAAGACTAGATCGGGCTCGCCGCTAGGCAGGCGCCCCACCTCAATCGGGTTTCGGTCATCAACCAAAAACACAAAAACGTCCCGATCCGACGCGAAAAGGGAAGTGCTTTCTAGCGTCACGGGTGCTTCAGGGTCATACGTCATGCGCTCCCCGTTCCAGTTCAGCAAGCGCCCTGGGATTTTCCAGCGCCCGCCGGACTCCTCCACTAGTCGCTGGATCGGTTCGAGCAATTCGAGATCGTGAATCCGCCCATAGTCGGGGCCGGTCATAGCGCGCAGGTGAGTGCCCGCAGGGCCCGCGTAAGCCTTCACTTGCTCGCGGCTGCGATTGTGGCGCAGGCCCCATTGAATGCAGTCGGCAGCCAAAGGCGCAGGAAGATCGCGGAGGTAGGCCGCAGGGGCGCCAGAAAGCTGGGCAAGCTGGCCCAGGCTCCAGTGCGTGGGACGGCGCAGGCCCTCCCCGTTGGCGTCGCGGTAGCTGACCATGACGCTCCCGTGGCGGGGGTTGTTTTCATCAATGTCCCCGATCACTTCGAGGTCATGCGTATCCACAATGCTGCTCCGCAGGTTTTGCGAATCGCTGCGCTTGAAATCGATCATTTCCTGCAGGCTCAGGAACCGCTCATCCATCGGGCGGGTATGCCACTCAGTGGCAATGCGAGAAGAGGTTTGGCCAGTTTGCGTACCGGCGACGGTGAAAGGCGCGTGAAAGACGTTGCTCATAATGATCACTCCAAAGGTTAAGGGCGGGCCTCCCCGTGAGGCCCATGCGAATCCTCTCATCATATCCCATGGGGGTGCAACTGTTTTTCCAAAAATAAAAAAGGCGCCCGTAGGCGCCCTGGTCTAGCGGTGGCGAGGCCTTCGCCTGACAGGACGGCGGCGGGCCTTTTCAACGGCCTCCTTCCCGAACAGCAGCGAAGCAAGCCAGTTAAGTAAAAACATCAGACCGCTTCCTCCCAATACGCCGCATCAGAAACGTCCGAAACGCCCCATTTAGCCGCCACTTTTTCGCGCAGGGCGTCAGCCATGTTGACAAAAAGGCACTCCCCCTTGTGGTTGTAAGCGTAGGAAACTCCCACCAAAAAGTGCATGTTTTCGCTGCCCACTTCTTCGATGACCAACACCTCACCTTCGCAAAGGTGCCGCCCTATTTCCTCCTCACAATCGACTAGAGCAACAGCCTCGCTTTCTTCATCCGGGTATCGGTAAGGCGTAGACCCGTCCCCGTTATAACAAACAAAGCCCACGCGCCCATCTTTTGCGTAAACCAGCTCGCACTCAAAATCTTCAACGAAATCCCTAAAAGCCCGCTCGTCCTTCACGCGCACATAGTTGCTGCGAACGCTGCACACATAATTTGCCATTTCACTTCTCCCAGTCAGGCCGCCCCGTGCGGCTCAGGTGGGACTTTATGCGCATCTATGGGTGCAATCAACCCCCAAAGCTCATCCCACCCAAAGGGGTAGGTCCAGTACAGAGAAGGCTCAACGTGGAGCCCGTTCATCCGAACGTCCAGGGCCTGCCCGCCCCGGTACAGAAACAACTCGCTGGTCTCCCGGTTTTCGTGGGTGTGCAGCCGGCGCACCAATAACCAGACGCTGGCTCGCTTGTGAGCAGTCAGGAACGCCACCTGATGCGGGCGCAGCTCTACGATAGCCGTGCCCGTGTGCTTAAGCTCGATCAGGTGGAAGTTCCCGGCTTCGTCGCAAGCCATGACGTCCGGCACCCCGGGGGTGGCCCAGGTCTCAAGCCTCGTCAGACTGATCCCAGGTCTCTCCTTCTTCGTCGCGTCCCGCAGATTCTTCCAAAGCTGCCTCTCCCTCAACCCAACTTTCTGAGGGCTCACCCGCGTGTCCACCAGCGGGAGCGGCGAGTCTTCGGTCCGCTGCATCGTGTGCCTCGCTGGCTTCTTCCGCTTCCGGGGTGACGTCGATGATGTTTCCTTGGGCACGTTTGATCTCCTCCAGGGCTTTGAGAACGTCTTCCTTGCTCATACTGTCGATGCTGCCGTGGCGCACTTCAGACTTGCTGATGTAAATGTCGCCATGGGCCTGCCCGCGCCGGTATTCAGCCTGCACGGCGGCAGAATAGGCGCCATTCTCCAGGGCTCGGTCGCGGATAACTTGCAGGTCGCGAAGGTGTCTTTCGTAGGTCACCCCGAATTTGGCGTCTAATTCGCTCTTGAGGGCGCGAATGCGCGCAACCACGTTGGGGTGCTTCCTAGGGTCTGTCAGCTCATACGCGCGCTGTGCGGCGCTCTCAGCGGCATATCCAGCATTCTCCGCCGCTTCCCGCTTGGTGATCATGCCGTCCTTCAGGACAAACTCCCGCACAAAGGCCTCCTGACGGGGGGTCAGAGGGCTATCGACGGTCAATTTCTTCCTCCCACGGGTTTCTACCCGGGTAGAATTGCCGCTCTTGTCTGCGATTTGTCTTGCCATG